AACCCACACACATTATCAAATAATGATTTTATTAAAATTAGCGGAATAAGCACTGATAATAGCGGAATTGATGGTCCATTTACAGTTGGAGTAAGAACGGATACTTTTGTACTCCAAAATTCTGTAGCCAATTCTGCGTCTACTGGAATAGTAACTTATTTCGATGTTTATGGAACTTTAAGATATCCATTTATTAATATAGATGATATCTTCCAAATAGATTCTGAGGAGGTGAAAGTTCTTTATATTGATCCAGAGTCTTCTAGAATCAGAGTTCAGAGGGAATATAATGGAACTGTTGGTTCTGCACACTCGGCTTCAACTGTTTTATATGAAAGAAGCAGAAAATTTGAGATAAATGTTGGAGTAACAACATCAAATTACAACTACAATCTAAACAAAAAAATATACTTTATTCCAACAGAGTCTTTGGGAATAGGAACAATTTCTGGTGTTGGTGTAGGATATACTTTAAGTTTTTCAAATCCAGGTATTGGACTCACTTCAGTTTTTATACCAACAAAATCAATTTACTTAAAAAATCACGATTTAGAAACAGGTACAAAACTAGTATATTCCTCAAATGGCGGTTCTCCAATTTCTATTTCTACAGACGGGAATACCATCAGTTCTTTGGTTGATGGACAAACATTATATGCAGCAAAAATAACAAAAGACCTAATTGGCATATCTACAGAAAGAGTTGCTTTGGGTCCAAACGGCACTTTTGTTGGTATTGACAGTTCAAAATCTTATAGCACTGTATTTTTAACAAATACGGGTTCTGGAAATAATCATTTGTTTGAGACAGTATATGATAATGTTTTATTGGGAGATATTTCGAAAAATCTAGTTACTGTTTCGACTGCATCAACTCATGGATTGTTGGTTGGTGATGTTGTTAGTTTAAATTGTATTTCTGGAGTTACTACATCATACAAAGTTTTATACAATGATTATAATAGAAGACTAGTATTTAATCCAAAATCTTTCATCTCTTCTCAGGTTAATGTTACTAGTAACACAATTACTATTCCAAATCATGGTTATTTTGATGGACAAAAAGTATTACATAAGTCAAACTCTCCTGCAGGTGGACTTGAAGATGAGAAAATATATTATATAATTTTTGTTGACAACGATACTATTAAATTATCAAGTTCTTATTATGAAGCAACAATAAACAATCCTAAAGAAATTAATATAACTTCTACTTCTTCTGGAACTTTATATGCAATAAATCCCCCAATTAAAGCCACGAGGAATCAGACATTAGTATTTGATTTATCTGATAATTCATTGTCATATTTCAAAGGAAACTTAAGAAGATCTGCATTTGACTTTAAATTCTATTATGATGAAGAATATACAAGGGAATTTAAGTCCACATTGAATTCGAACAAATTTGAAGTGATAAAAGAAGGTATTGTTGGTATAGATTCAACAGCAAAAGTTACTTTATCAATATCAGATAATCTTATAGACAATTTATATTATAAATTGGTTCCTATAGATTTAGAAAATGTCTCTGCTGCAAAGAAAGAGATTATTGTCGATAATGAAATTTTAGACTCTAATAGACTATTAATTTTAGATAGTGTTTATAATGGAAACCATATAATATCGGGAATTGGGTCTACTACATTTACTTTTAGTTTAGAAGAAACTCCAGAGAAGAATACATACACATTAACCAATTCAAAAGTTACATATATTACAAATTCCTCTAGTGCTTTTGGTGAAATTGATTCTTTCTACATAAGTTCACCTGGAAAATATTATAATTCTCTTCCCGGAATAACTTCAATAGTTTCAGATTATGGTTCTAATGCAATCTTATATTCCCTAAGTGATGAGATTGGAGCAATCAATTCTTATGATATTATTGATATTGGTTTTGATTACTCGCCAGATACCACAATTAGACCATTAATTCAATCTCCACAAATTCTGAAATTAAGTAATCTTTCAAAATTTAAAGAAATAAAAATATTATCTCAAGGGAAAAAATACAAAAAGTCTCCAAATTTAGTGGTAGTAGATTCTATAACATCAAAAGTTGTAAATGATGTTGACCTATCATATAACATTGGAGACAGTAAAGTTAATATTATCACCAATACAAAAGGAATAAGTAATGTTGCCCCTAAAATTATTCCAGTAAATAATTCAAATGGAATAAGAATTAAATCTATAAGTTATAATTCAATATCAAAAGATGTTACTGTTGGTTTGGGTGTTAGTTATAGTAGCAGTTCAGATTTCCCCTTTGCTGTTGGAGATAAAATTTTAATAGAAAATACAAGCGTTGGTATAAATTCGACGGCTAAGGGATACAACTCTTCAGGATATAATTATGCATTATTTACCATTAAGTCAATTGATTCAAATATAGGAGGAGCAAACGGTAGCGTTACTTATAATCTCAGCAATTATCTCAGTTCTGGAGAAAACCCAGGAGTTTTTGATGTTAACAATACTCTAGGTTCAATAGTTCCCGAAAAATATTTTCCAGTATTTGAGTCTATTTTAGAAAAAAATAACTTTATTGTAGGAGAAACTGTAGTTAATGGTGGTAATAAAACCGGAAAAGTTCAAAAATGGGATAGTGTAAATGAATTTTTAAAAATAATCTCTAATGAAACATTCGATGCTAATGATTTTGTTTTAGGAAAAACCTCAAATTCTCAGTCAATTATATCATCAGTAGAAAGTGTTGAAGGTGAATATAAAGTATCCTCAAATTCCATAGTTAAAAAAGGTTGGAAACTAGAAACAGGATTTTTGGATAATAATCAACAAAGAATACATGACAATGACTATTATCAATATTTTTCATATTCTTTAAAATCAAAAATACAGTATGAAACTTGGAAAAACGCAGTTAGTGATTTAAATCACACAGTTGGATTTAAAAAGTTTAGCGATCTAATTGTTGAATCCGAAAACTTATCTTCAGGAATATCGACGGAACAAAATCAGGGTGATTTTTCTGGTTTAGCTGATATTATTTCAACAATTGATTTAAACTGTGTAAATGATTTTGATTTGGCATTTGAAATAACAAATAATGACTCTCCACTACTTTCAAACGAAATAATCTTTAACTCAAGAATTTTACAAGACTACATTGAATCTGTTGGAAATAGAGTATTGTTGGTAGATGACATAAGTTATCTCTTCAATAATACACCAAGAGGTGACAGATTTAGTATAGTTGCTACCGATAATCTTAATAATTTTAAATCTAAAAAGATTTTTGCTTTTATAAGAGATAAAAGGTTTACATCAGAAAAACAAGCGATGTTTGCTTCTATCTTGTGTGATGGGGAAAATTCTTTCCTCAACCAATATGGAAGGGTTAGCACTCAATATGATATTGGTTCATTTGAATTTAATATTAGTGGAGATCTAGGTAATTTATTATTCTATCCTCAAAAATATTCAATTAACAATTTTGATGTTTCTACAATTTCATATGATATTAAAGATTCTACTTCAGGAATTGGAACAATATCCCTTGGAGACGCTGTTAAAATAACATCAGAAAGTGTCATAGTATCTGCCGGCACCACAACATCCACACAAGTGATTGGCATATCGTCAGATTATAGAAGTTCTAAAGTTTTAGTTCAAATTGGAGGAACTGATGGTTCAACTTATGAATTTAATGAAATTACTGTAATTCACGATGACAATAATGTTTCTATTTTAGAGTATGGCAAATTAACTAATACTTTATCTTTCTCTTCAGAAGGACTAGGCACTTATGATGCAAGTCTTTCTGGTTCAAACTTAATAGTAAACTTTACTCCAAATTCAAGTTTTGATGTAGATTTGAGAGTAAACTCTCTCGCAATTTCCATGTCCTCTGGTGGGTTAGTTGGAGTTGGCACTGAAATTTTATCCGTTGGAGAATTAAAATCATCTTTTACATCTATAGCTTCAACAACATCCCCAACACAAAATAAAATTTCATCGTATTCTAGCGGTTATGATGGAGCTTATTGTATAGTAACTGTCGAAGATACTTCAAATAATAACTATCAAATTAGTGAAAGTATTTTGTTAAATGATAGTTCTGATGTTTTTATTGCAGAATTTGGAGAAATTTTAACAAGCACTTCTTTAGGTACAATAAGTGCAAGTATCGTTGGTGGAAACACTGAAATTTATTTTACTCCAATACCAAACATTAATGCGGAAGTCCGTGTATATCAAAATTCCATTGGACTAGTAAATTCAGAATCTACTGCAAATACAATTGACATTTCAAATTCAAATATAAATTCTAAAAACGGAATTTATAGAGGAACTGAAACTGATGTAAAAAGATCATTTGACTTATATAACAGACAAAATCCTATTTTTGTAAGAAACTTTGATGCAAGCAGTTCTGATATTGTTAATATTCAAAGTGATATTATCAAAGTTCCCAATCACTTCTTCGTCACCGGAGAAGAATTAAGATATGCATCTCCGGGAGAAGGAACATCGCAATCCATTGGAATTGCATCAACTGTTATTGTTGGCATAGGAACAACAGACAAACTTCCATCTACAGTATATGCTGTTAAAATTGATGGGAATAATATTAAGTTATCTTCAAGTGCTCAGAACGCACTATTAGAGATTCCGAATGTATTGAACCTGACCTCTGTTGGTATAGGCACATCTCATAGGTTTATTTCCAAAAATCAAAACACAAAAGTTTTAATTAGTATAGACAATGTAATACAATCCCCTATTGTATCAACATCAGTCACAAGTTCTTTATTAAGAAATCTTCCAGTTTCTGATGATTTAATTGCAATAAGTTCTTCTGGTATTTCATCTTTCTTTGGGAGTGATTTAATTAAAATCAATGAAGAAATTATGAAAATTAATGCTGTTGGATTTGGAAGTACAAATGTTCTTCTAGTTGAACGTGGATGGATGGGAACAGGAATTTCAACACACTTTAAGGATGATACCGTAACCAAAGTAGATGGAAATTATAATATAGTTGAAAATACTATTAATTTTTACACTGCTCCATATGGAAATGTTTCATTGGGTAAAAGTACAAATATACCCAGTGAAAGAGACTATGTTGGCTTAGAAACACATTCAACCTTTAGTGGAAGAGTATTTTTAAGATCTGGCGTTCCAAATACTTCATTAGAACCTTATTCTAAGAACTATATTTTTGATAATATATCTTCAAATTTCAATGGAATTACAACACAGTTTACATTAAAATCAAATCAAGCGAATGTAAACGGTATTTCTACCAACAATTCTATCGTGCTGATTAATGATATATTCCAACATCCAGAAAGATTGGGAGGTTCTGATAGTATTGTTGGTAATTATAATTTAGTTGAAAGTGTTGGTATCACAAGTATTCAGTTTGTTGGAAATTCTATTGGCAATGTTTATGATGTAAATACATCAAACTTACCTAGAGGGGGGATTATTGTTTCTGTTGGATCTACCTCTGGATTTGGATATCAACCATTAGTATCTGCAGGAGGAACTGCTATTGTTTCTGTTGCTGGAACAATTTCTTCTATTTCTATTGGTAATAGTGGTTCTGGATACAGATCTGGAATTCAGACAGTTAACGTTGGGGTTTACACGGGAAGTTTGGAAACACCCGAAATATTTTATCTTGGTACTGCAACTATTAATTCTGGTAGAGTAGTTGGAGTTTCGATAACAAATCCTGGAGTTGGATATACTTCATCCAATCCGCCGTTAGTTTATTTCGATTCTCCATTACCATATAGCAACATTCCACTAATTTACAGTCAATCATCTGTTCAAGGAAATGGTTCTAATGCAACTATTGATATTATAGTTGGACAGGGTTCTAGTGTTATCGACTTTGAGATTAGAAACTTAGGTTATGGTTATGGTCAGGGGGAAAAGTTAACTGTATCTATAGGAGGAACTGTAGGAATACCAACAAATATCTCTATACCATTCAAAGAGTTCCAAGTAACCGTAGATAGAACACAAAGCGATAAGTTTTCTGCTTGGACAATTGGGGATTTAGAAGTAATTGATAGTTTTGACACTTTATTTGATGGCACTAGAAAATCTTTCCCAATAAAATTCAATGGGGTACAAAAAACAATCAAGACAAAACCAGGTTCCACAATCGATGTACAAGCAACTCTTCTAGTCTTTATAAATGATATTCTTCAAGTACCTGGCGAATCATATATTTTTAAAGGTGGAAGTTATCTTACATTTACTGAGGCTCCAAAAGTTGGCGATAAATCAAATATCCTATTTTATAGGGGAACCGGTGACGTTGATACATTAGAAGTTGATATTTTGGAAACCATAGAACCAGGTGATGATGTTACTTTAAATAGCGATGTTCGCAACCTTTCTGAAGATGCAAGAATAGTTTTTGCAATAAATTCATCAAATAATTTATACACTAATGTTTATTCTGGTCCAGGAATAACAAATGATTCTACTTATGCAAGGCCAGTAAAATGGTGCAGGCAAACAGAAGATACGTTTATTGATGGAAAAGCGGTAACTAAGGATAGGATTTTATATGAACCAATGGTTTATCCTACCACTAATATAATTCAAAATGTTGGAGTTGGCTCTACTTATATTTTTGTTGAAAATGTTAAGTCTTTCTTTGATAATAAAAAAGAAAACACTACAGAAAAAATCATATCAAAAATTCTTCTAGTTTCAGATGATGCTATTTCGGGAGCAGCTGCCACTGCGGTAGTTTCTATCGCAGGAACAATAAGTTCATTAATACTGAACAATGGTGGAGTTGGTTATACAACAAATCCAAATGTTGTAATATCCAATCCGATAGGATTAGGCACAACATCTGCTGCAAAAGCGACTGCAAACGTTTCTTTGGGTTCTGTAACATCCATTTCAATATCTTCACCGGGAATTGGATATACTCAAACAAACCCACCTGCAGTTTTCATTGAACCACCAAAATCAATTTTTGAAACTATCTCAAATGTATCTTATGAAGGAGATTTTGGTATTATTGTTGGAGTAAAAACTACAAATGTTGGTGTATCTTCAACTGGTATTGAATTTGATTTATATATCCCCCAAAATTCTGTACTTAGAAATAGTGCAGTAGTGGGTACTGCAATTACTATCAGTGGTATACAAACTGGATATTATTTTGTGGTCTCCAATTCCAATGTAGGAAACGGGGTTACTTCTCTAAGTTTGCAGGGAAGTATTGTTGGATATGGAAATTCTTTCCTAGATAATGTATATCAAGTTTCTTCAGTATCCATAGGAAGTACTTTAGTTCCTGGGGTTGGAACTACTAGCATTGCTAAAGTAGTTGTAAGTGTCTCTAATTATAATGGATTATCTGGAATTGGTTATAGTGGTTTTTACGGTGAGTTTAGTTGGGGTAAAATTTATACCCCATCAAGAAAAACACCCCAACAGTTTAATTATTATAAAAATGGGTTATCTGGAATCTCAACCTCACCAAAAGTTATTAGAGTTAATCCATTGAGATATTTAAATTATAACTCATAAATAAATAAAAACCTTTAAAAATGGCGGCAATTATAACCGATCAATTAAGAATATTGAATGCAAAAAGTTTTGTTTCTGTTGCAACAACAGAAACAAATTCATTTTATGCTTTTATTGGACTGCCCAATCCTACAGATTATCAACAAAATTGGGATTCTTCACCACCAGCTCCAAAAGATGACTTTAACCAAGAGAATGATTATTGGGATACTATAATTGCACTTAAAAAAATAATTAGTAGCGATGTTAGACAAGTAATTAGAAAAATTACTTGGTCTTCGGGGACTACCTATGACATGTATAGGCATGACATAAACAGAGATAATACATCTAAACCATCTGAGGCTACAAGTTTATATTCTTCAAACTATTACGTTATTAATGAAGATTATAAGGTTTATATATGTTTACATAATGGAACTAATCCAGAAAATCCTAATGGTAAACCATCATTAGATCAACCTCTATTTACTGACTTAGAACCTAGAACAGCAGGAAATAGTGGAGATGGATATATTTGGAAATATCTTTTTACTATTAAACCAAGTGAAATTGTAAAATTTGATTCAACTAATTATATTCCTGTTCCTAGAAATTGGGAAACAGACTTTGAACACTCCCCAATAAGAGATAATGCAATATCAAGTGGACAACTAAAAATCGTCACAGTAAAAGATAGGGGAGCGGGTCTTGGAACAGCAAATAGAACATATACAAATGTTCCAATTAAAGGAGACGGCTCAGGTGCCGAGGTAACTATAGTTATTAATAACGATTCTAAAGTAGAAAGCGTTAATGTTACGAATGGTGGAACAGGGTACACATATGGAACAGTAGATTTAGTATCTGGGGGAGTACCCAATCCTGTAGGTTCAGGTTCAAAATCTCCACAGTTTGATGTTATAATTCCCCCCAAAGGTGGGCATGGATTTGATATTTATCGTGAACTAGGTGCTTATAATGTTTTACTTTATTGTAGAATAGAAAATGATAATGAAAATCCCGACTTTGTTACAAATAACCAAATATCAAGAGTTGGAATAGTTAAAAATCCAGAAGCATACAATTCAAATTCATTATTAACTATTGACAAAGCAAGTTCTTTATATGCGTTAAAACTTTCTGGGCCTGGTTATGATACGGCAACGTTTAATCCAGATTCAAGAGTAACTCAAACTATAGGAACCGGTGTTACTGCTGTTGGTAGAGTTGTATCTTATGACCAGAATACTGGAGTATTAAAATACTGGCAAGATAGATCTTTAGTTGGATTTAATACAAATGGAACTCAAAATTCAACACCATCTTATGGATTTAATTTGAATAGATTCACTGCTTCCCCATCAACTGGAGGGACTTTAACTATAACTGGAGGAAGTGTTTCTTTAGGAATAGATACTTCTTTTAGTGGGGTTTCTACCTCAATAAATAGTAAGACTTACTATCTAGGACAAACATTTACTAACGGAGTTTCTAATCCTGAAGTTAAAAAGCACTCAGGAGATATAATTTATGTTGATAATAGACCTTCGATAACTAGGTCTTTAAATCAAAAAGAAGATATTAAAGTCATTTTGCAATTCTAAAAAACCATGCCACAAGAAACAGATTTCAATATTTCTCCATATTTTGATGACTTTGATTTATATAAAAATTATCACAAGGTTTTGTTTAAACCTGGATATCCTGTTCAAGCTAGAGAATTAAATACTACACAATCCATTCTTCAGAATCAAATTGAACAGTTTGGAAATCATGTGTTCAAAGAAGGTGCTTCCGTTACTGGAGGAGAATGCACTTATAAAAATGATTTATGTGCAGTATTGGTCGAAAATCAATATCTTGGGGTTAATGTTGAAATCTATTCTTTAAATCTTATAAGAAGAAAAATTAGAGGAAAAAGTAGTGGAGTAACTGCTTTAGTTGAATATTTTATCGACTCAAAGACCAGTGTTTTAAATCAAACAACATTATATGTTTCTTATCTAACATCCGGAAATAACCCCACAACTAATCAAAAATTCTTGGATGGAGAAGAACTTGAGGTTGTAGATTCAACAACATCTACAGCATTTGTGAACGGAAGAGAAACTAATATAATTCTTCAAAGTGGACAGTCTTTTGCAAAAACAATAAATTCAAATTGCAATAGAATCGGTTCTGCAGTTTTTCTAAAAAGTGGTGTTTGGTATTTACGTGGTTCCTTTGTAAACGTAATTGGTCAAACATTGTTTTTAGACCAGTATAATAATAATCCCAGCGCCAAAGTAGGATTCAAAATAAATGAATTAATCATAAATTCATATGAAGATAATACTTTAAATGACAATTCAAATGGATTTACAAATTATGCAGCTCCTGGAGCAGATAGATTTAGAATAGAAGCGATTTTATCTAGTGTTCCATTATCTGAAACAAATACTGAAAATTTTATTCAGATAAAAGAAATTAGAGATGGTGTAGACTTTACATTTACTAGTGCCTCAGAATATAATCTTCTAGCACAAGAATTTGCAAGAAGAACATATGATGAATCTGGAGATTATTATGTACAAGCTCCAAATATTGCATCAAAAGAAACTTTAAATAATCTAAAAGGAAATAATGGTGTTTTCACTGAAAACCAGTTAACGTATAATAATAATACTCCCAATGAAAATTTAGGTACGTATTCAATTTCTCCAACAAATGCGTACATTCGTGGTTATAACGTAGGAAATGTTGCCACTACTTTTTTAGATTTTCCTAAACCAAGAACAACAAAAACTTTAACAAATCAAAGTATAAATTATCTAACGGGCCCAACTTATACTTTAAATAATGTTGATGGTTGTCCTATTATTGGTCTGTCCACTTCATATACCGTAAGTTTAAGAAATAGTAGAAAAGGTTTAGATAAATTTGAAGCTCAGGGAAAAGAAATTGGGATTGCTAGAGTTTATGACTTTGCTCTAGAGTCAGGATCTTATGATACACTCAATAGAAAAGTAAATCAGTGGGATATTACTTTATATGATATTCAAACATATGCGGATATAACATTAAACGAACCAATTAGTTTAAGTACACCTGTTCATATTAAAGGAAAATCTAGCGGAGCAACCGCACACTTAAGATATTCTACTACAAATTCTGGAATTTTAACCGCATATAATATTAAAGGAAGATTTTCGATTGGAGAAAAATTAATTTTTAATGGAATAGAAAATCCAAGAGTTTCTGTTTCAGTTAATACTTTTGGTGAAAATGATGTACAATCATTATTTGGTGTAGTTGGGTCTGCATTTACATTTAATGCAGATACTCGACTTTTTCCTGCTACAAGTATTGGATCTGTTGATATTACTGCAAATTCTGGGGGAATAAGTACGGTAACATCAAATGATATAATTTTTACAGGAATTGCTACTGTAGGAAATATTGTTGCATTTACAAATCCCGGAATAACTCCCATTTCATATGCAAAAGTCAATTCAGTCTCCGAAACTTCTATAACAATTAGCGGAATAACGACTGTTAATGGAATTTGTGATGGTTCTCTGCCATCTAGCACAATTTCCCCAGCAAACTTTACAATTCTTTCATCTAAATTACAGTCTTCTACAGATAATACTCTATTTACAGTTTTACCAAAGAAAAAAGTTTCTTCTGTAGGGTTGACAAATTCATACTTAACAATAAGAAAACAGTATGATGTAACGATTACTTCAAATTCTGTGGGACCATTAACGTCATTGGAGAATGAAACTTTCTTACCTTTTGATGAAGAAAGATATGTTCTTATAAGACAAGACGGTTATACAGAAACACTAACAGAAGATAGATTTGTCTTTACAAATGGTTCTAGAACATTGACAATAAATGGACTTAATGGTAATGGTCCAGCAAAATTAATAGCTACTTTAAGAAAAATAAACGTAAAGGAAAAGATAAAACTCAATAATAAGGTAAAAACACTAACAGTTAGTAAGTCAAAATATGAGGGATCTGGTGTAGGAGCAACAACTTTAAATGATGGATTAACTTATGGCAATTTTCCATACGGAACCAGAGTTCAGGATGAAGAGATTTGTTTACTAGAACCAGATGTAACTAAAATTTATGCAGTATATGAATCAAACGATACCAATTCCCCAGATCTTCCCAGATTAACATTTTCGGATTTAAGTGGCCCAACTAATAAGACTGGGGATTTGATACTGGGCGATGAAATTGTTGGAAAAAATAGTAAGTCTGTTGCATTATATGCAGAAAAGATAAATGATTTGAATGTAGGAATTGTTTATTTAAATTCTACAAGATTCATAAATGGTGAAGTAGTTACATTTAAACAATCCGGCATAACTGCAACAATTACTTCAGTGATTGATGGTGATAATAACATTACTTCTAACTTTATTTTAGACCAAGGACAAAAAACAACAATATATGATTATTCTAAGATAACTAGAAAATCTAATTTTAGAGAACCAAATAAGAAAATAAAAATTGTATATCAATCGGCAAGTTTTTCTGCTTCGGACAATGGCGATTTAGTAACAGTAAACTCTTATAGTCAATTTGATTATTGTGATATTGGCAAAATTGGACAAATAAGTAACTCTGACATTTTAGATATTAGACCTAGAGTTTCTAATTTTACTGGAAGTTCTTTTTCTCCATTTGAATTTTTGTCAAGGGATTTTAGTCAGGTAGGAAATAATACTGCAAATATTCTTGCTTCAGATGAATCAATATTGTTAGATTATTCATTCTATCTTCCAAGAATTGATAAAATTTTCTTATCAAAAAATGGAGTATTTCAACTCAGTCAAGGAGCTCCTGCCGAAAATCCAGCTCCTCCAGCAAAAATAGATGATGCTTTAGAATTGGCAACTGTTTCTTTACCCGCATATCTCTGTGATATGCAAGAAGTTGCTATCTATTTGACTGAGCACAGAAGATATAGAATGTCAGATATCAAGAAACTTGAGGACAGAATATCAAATCTTGAATATTATACGACTTTATCTTTGCTTGAAAAAGAAACCGAAAACCTAATAATTACAGACAGTAAAAATTTAAATAGATTTAAATCTGGATTTTTTGTTGATAATTTTACAACCACTCTTGCACAAAGAAAGACTACTAACGTAAAAAATAGTATTGATATACAAAATAGACAATTAAGACCTCCACATTTTACTACACAAATTGATCTTTTATTAGGAACACAATCTATTATAGGAATTGGCACAACTTCAAACCCAAATGCGGATTTAAGATATGCTAATGATTTGATAGGAACTGGTGTAAAAAGAACAGGCCAATTACTTACTCTAGACTATGAACAAGTCAGAGAAATAAATCAACAGTTTTCTACTTTTGTTGTTAGTGTAAATCCATATGCTGATACTTATTATGGAGGAACAATACAACTATATCCTTCATCAGACATTTGGATTGAACAAATGCCTACGCAACCAAAAACTGTTGATGTCGCAGGCAATTATACAGAAACATTGTTGCAGTACGATGCAGACCCACAAAATGGATTCAGTCCGATTATTTGGGATTCTTGGGAAACTGTATGGACGGGAACAGAAACAGAAACTTCAACCCCTAGAGTTTATACTTCTGGATATAATACTTACTCAGAAACAATAACTACCACTACTACAACATCAAATTCGACCAGAACAGGAGAACAAACTATAGTTACTCCACAATATGATTCTCAAAGTTTAGGTAGTTTTATAATTAGCAGTTCTGTAATTCCATTTATGAGATCTAGAAATGTAGAATTTACTGCTAAGAGATTAAAGCCACTGACTCAAGTTTATTCTTTCTTCGATGGAGTTGATGTTAATACGTTTATTACTCCAAAACTTATAGAAATTAAAATGATTAGTGGCACTTTTAAGGTTGGCGAAACTGTTACTGCAGAATTGTATTTGAATAATCCCTTTTTACCTCCCACTGTAACTTTTACGTCCTGTGGGCGAGCCTACTCCAATAGTCTTAAATTTAGAGTAGCAAAATCCAATCATAAGTATGGTGCATATGACAACCCAAGTGATGTTTATACAACAAATCCATATAACTCAAACTTGACTATACCAGACGCTTATTCTTCAACTTCAACTATTTTGAATGTTGATACCTACAGTTTGAGTACAATGGCTCAAGGTTCTTATTATGGATACTTAAGACCTAATATGATTTTAAGAGGTTCTGAGTCTGGAGCACAAGCATCAATTTCCGATATTCGTTTAGTTTCAGATAATGTTGGAACATTAATTGGTTCATTCTTTATTCCATCTTGGATAGATGGAAATCGATTCGAATGTGGGACAAAGTTATTCAAGTTAACAAGTAGTCCTACAAACTCTTCAATAGAAGGTATTAATACAACCGGAGCTGAAGAAAGGTACTTCGCTGAAGGTACACTCAATACAACTCAGGAAAATATTCTTGTAGTCAAAAACGCAAGAGTAGAAACTATAACTCCAACAGAGTCTAAAACAGATGTTACAACCGGTACACCAGTTGTAAATACTACACTAATTGGAACCACTTCACCACCACCCACATATACACCAACAACAACTAGAAGAAGAACTAGTACATCTACATCTTCATCATCTTCGTCTCCAAAACCAGTAGTAGAAATTTCTGGTGCTATTCAAACTGGAGATTATGGACAATTTAGTGGAAAAACACTGGGAGGTGTTACATTTAATACTGATGGAACTGTTTCTAATGGAGTATATATTGGTAATGGCCAATATCAATATTCCGCTGGTTCAAGCACTACTTGGGGTGTAATAGATCCAGCAACGGGTACATGGAAAGATAATGGGGTTCCAAGTATGCAATACACTAACACTACTACCCAACAAGTTTATCCAAGATCAACCAGCGGCACTTCAAAACCTCCTGGTACTCATCCAACATATAGTCCCGGTGTTGGATATAGGTAATATTATAGAATATAAAAAACAAATAGATTACTAAAGAAAATAAATAGAATGATAGAAACCAGCTCAACGTCCTCGAAATACGAGTAAAATGAAAATTGTAGACCCCTTAGCTCAATCTTTTTATGTACAACAAAGTAGTGGTTATTTTGTAACTTCAGTAGATTTATATTTTTACTCTAAAGATAATGACTTGCCAGTAACTGTGCAATTAAGACCTATGGAATTAGGTCTTCCTACACAAACAATATATCCCTATGCTGAGGTGGTTTTAGAACCATCACAAGTAGTAACTTCTTCTGATGCATCACTACCGACCAGAGTAACTTTTGAATCTCCAGTATACTTGCTTGGAGAAAGATTTCATGCATTGGTTGTTTTGGCAAATTCAACATCCTATAAATTGTGGGTTTCTAAGTTAGGTGGTCTCGATATTACTAGTGGATTGTCTACAGAGTCTAGGCAAGTTGTTGTGACAAAACAAC